TAAAAAAAATAAAAAAAATTAAAGTCAGATAATATCTGGCTTTTTTTAATTTTGGTGTTGCTTGCAGTATATATAGGAAACAATAAAACATAATATACAGAATGTGTATATTTATGAATACGAGCTTTTTTCAAAAGCGTTCTTCGACCATAGCTTACTCCGAAAAGTTTAAATGAAACGTCGTAAGCGTACTAGTGACGCGGGTTTTTAATAATTTTATTTATATTAAATTATTTAGGGTTAGGAACGATCTATATAAAAATTGCTCCCTTAACAGTTCTTATTCATCTCTTATATATACTATATATATAATAACAAAAGATTATTTTTTTTAATAGTCCGCCGTCTCCTCACGAGCGCCAACAGCAGTTATTTTTATGACAATGTTAGTTTAGACTATATGTATTTTACCTATATAGATTATTTACCTATATAGGTGGCTCCCTTGGGGGATGGGGGGAGTCCGCAACACTCTGTATATGCTGTTATTTTGCCAAATATGACTGTTTTCTCATTTATGGCTATTAAAATATAACGGCACTCTCATTATCTGCTTTTATAGCTAAAAACAGCCTATTTTTATATTTGATGTATTTGGTCCGATGTATTTGGTCCGATGTATTTGGTCCGATGTATTTGGTCATATAATATATTTAATTAATACAATGTATTGCTATATATATCATTAATCTGTTATAGCAACTTTATTAGTATTTAATAGCTGTATATAGTCATATATATAGTTTATTGTTATATTAATAGTTGTAGTATTATGTATTATATATGTATTATGTTATTATATAATATATTAAGATATATAATAAAGAGAAACTATTAAATGGAGAATAGGCGGCGATTTTATATATGGTATTTTATATTAAGTCGTCTATAGACCCGCATATGATTTTTATATATATTATATATTTATCAGTATATGATTAATAGCCGTCTTTAGTATTTTATATATAAGACTAACATTCTTAAGTACGTGCTCCGCACCGAAATCTCCCGTAGTCCTTTTTTAATATTTAGGAATTAATAATGTAATTAATGTTAAGGAATAGTATGAAGAAAAAATTATTTTTAGAAAAAATTATGGATACAGCTTGGCTTATCAAACAATCGACTTCTGGATATAAATTATATAGAAATATTAATGTGCTAGCCATGACTCTTCATGATATTATTGTATATGAAGACGACGATATGAAGATCGATGCTTTTATATATTATGATTATCTATTGTATTTAAGTGAATGAGCATAGCGAATGAACGAATCATTAATTAAGCATATAATTAAAGAAACTGTATTTAATTATAGTCGAACAAATTACGGGCAGTATCGTTTAGATATTAACGTTAAGAAAAATTATATATTAGGTGATTATATTATATATAGAAATAGAAGAATTAAATTTAGTGCCCGCGTATATTATCATTATTATATATATTTAGGAATAGATGAGCGAAACGAGTGTAACGAGTGAATCAATATTTAGTCGATCAAATATATGATCATCATGAATGGATACGATATATTAATCCAAGAAAATTATATTATGATTATGACATAGTCGAAAAATATGGCCTCGACGATATAATCGTATGGCATAGCGAAAGCAGTTATAAATATAGCGCCGAGATATATTTGAGTTATTATATATATTTAATAGTAGCGGAATAAATGAGCGTAGCGAATGAGGAAAGATTATTATAGTTATTTAATTAATAGAATTATCGACGAAGTATGGGTAATAAAAATGAAATACCCAAAGTATAAACCTCAAGAAAATCTTAAGTTTAGTATTGTTACTCTTATGAGTTTTACTATACGTGAAAGTAATGGCGAAAAGATTAACGGTATGATATATTATAGTTATTTATTGTATTTAGGTTGTTTATATGAATAGTGATGTACCATTTATTATTACTGTTAAAGCATCTAATATATATGATAATAATGATAGATATAATCTTATTAATAATATTAAAGATAAAGAACTAATAAATTATATAAGAGAATATATAGTATTCGTAAATGAAGGCGGCGGCGAATATTCCGCTAGGCTATATTATAATTACTATATATATTTAAGTTTAATAGATTGCTATTAAAAAGGAGATATTATGTCTACAAAATTAAAAGGATCTTTATATATAGACGACGATATTAAATTAATATATAAAGATTCTATATATAAAATTTTTGTCGATGATCATTGTATGAAGTATGAAATATATGATAGCGGAAATGCAGTAACTGGATATATTCGTCTATTTATATTAAATAAAGAAACGAATCATATTAGAACTATTAACAATATTTTCATTGAAATTGATCGTAATAATGATTTTATATATATTGATCGAGATAATATTAGAAATGAATTATATCTCATTCAATTATTAGAATCTGAAGAAATTAAAAAATCGATATATAGTTATATTGATAATATATCAGGATATTAATATGAATCAAACTACAACTTATTTAGAATTTAAAACAGATTTATTTGCTAATACATTTTTTGACGTGATTAAAAAATATCATGACTATGAAGTTTGTTGCGAAGGTAAATTATGGGTGCCGTTTAGCTATTTCACGCATGAAAACAATATCACGTTGAAGTATAGCAATCAACATAACGAAGAATTAACATTAGTCTTAGAAAAAGAAAATGAAAGAATAAATGCTACATCTATCGTTAAAAATAAACATGTCGAAGACGGTACCGATGCCTTTTATTTTATCGACGTTTTCCAAGAAGTAATGTTCGACGCTTATTTTTTAAAGGAGTAGAAAATGAACGAACAATTAATTTTAAAATATCAAAATAATTTTGCCCGCTTGATTCAAGACGAATATTGTCTTGGCGACAAAATGTATAACTTCGAAGATCATGAAGATTTAGACGATTTTGAATTTAAAGATTTTAATTATCATTATATCGATGGTCGTAATTGTAGAATCTTAGACTATGAATGGTATCTTGACCGTAAATGGTCTCATATCTATAAGATTAAAATCGAATTAGAAGACGGAGAAATCCTAGAAAACGTAAGCCCTGACAAGTTATATATCTCTTATGATTCTTATGAAGATTGTCGCAGTTATTTTATTCAAGATGGGTACTATTAATATGATTAATACTGAAGACTTCTGGAAAATTATGTTTAACGAATTGAATAAGACGTCACAAAAAGACTGGAAGAAATTCGTTAAAAAATTCGATAAGAATTTTGATAAAAAACAAAAATTAAAACGGAGAAAGTTAAAATGAAATTCGAATATTCTAAAGAAAAATATATGTACAATAAAATTAAAGATGAACTTCCATTCGATGACGATAGTTATTTATGACGAAGCGATGAATATGGGATCTATGGCTTTGAATTCTATCCGGTCGAAGTACCAGGATCAGACGGTAAATTAGCTCAATGTTTCGGTAAGAATTTAGATTTAGAAACATATGCATCTTATGACTCTATGTATTTAACAAAAAAATCTGCAATCGATTTCGAAATCGACAAGATTATTTTTAAAAATATCGCTAAACGAGAAGAACTTGATTTTATGTATGAATTAATGATGTTAAAACAAAAACATGAATATTAAACTCGAAAGTATTCTAAATAATATACAATATAATATGATCGAGGAATATTGTTCTAATAGTATTATCAATAAGTATAGTGCTAAATATAATATAGTATTTAATAGAGGCGACGAAGATGATTTTTTATTCGTCGATAAAGATTACTATTATTATTATATATATCTATGTGTGTTTAGGATATAAATATGAATCAAAAATTATATCACGAAATAGAAAAGTACATACACCATATAGAATGGTATAGTGATTTCGATATATATTTAATACATTTAAATCTTAATGTCGATATATATCGTTATGGAACGAATGTACTTTTATATAAATATTATTTGTATATAATGATCGAATTATAAAGGAGTATATATATGGATACAATTATTAATATATTAGATTTTATAGGTATTTTAACTATAATATATAGTATTGCTATATATGTGTATATAGATAATATATATAAAGCTGGTGGAAGTATTAAAGATTATATGCCATGGTTTATTCAATTAATAGTTGTATATGTATATTTAATTGTAATACTATATATAGTAAATACTATTAAAGGATGATATATGGAATTAAATTTAATCAAGATCTTAGAAGATATTCAAGATAATATGTCGTGCGGTTATTGTTATCCTAGAAAAATTATAAGTCATTATTATATACATAATAATCTTAAGATAACTGTAGGCGATAATATATTTTATTATGCCGGCGATTATAAGTATTATTATTTTTATATATGGTTAACAATGTACGGAGTATTATAATGAAGCATAAAATAACATTTTCTAAATTTAAAGGATTTGATCGCATCGTCGAATTAGAAAACTTACAAGATGCTATCAATGACTTTATTAGACAAAATAAAGGTCTTAAAGTATGTAACGTTCGTTATGAAGGAGATGCATTAATCGGATATATTAAAGATTTAGACGATTTTGACTACGGTACGATTATTATTAAAGAAGTAGTATCATGATTGAAATAACAAATGAAAAATTATCTGACGCCGTTTTTAAATTTGATAATTATAAGCCTGATGCTCTTGTTCAATATTTAACGTGTGAAAATTTCGAAGAAGAATATCATACATATATGTATACTGATGGTTTATGTTATTACTATTATTATTTATCGTTAATCTTTATCAATAAGCTATAAAAGCGAACATATATCCGCTTTTAAGAATTTATGCATTTTAATAATAATAGTGGAATTTTTTGTCAAAAAAAGTATTTTATGGTATAATGAAAGGTTACGACATGTTGTATATACAATTAAATAAAAAAGATGCTATCTTAAATATGCTTGAGCGACTAAGATTTAGTAGAAGTATTTATTTAAACGGTGCTACTATCGATCGTGTCGGCAATATTCCTGATGATCTTAATGGATATAACGTTGTTAACGTATCGTTTACTTGTAGTTTATTAAAAGTATTAGGTAAAAAATATAGTGAATATCAACGAGTATTTTATGAATGTAGATTTAGTATTAAAGATAATACTATTAGTTATGATAACGATACGGCTGGGAATATTATTAAAGCATTAGTCGATATAATGGTCGACGACTAATAAGGAGAATAATATGACTGAAAAAGAAGCAATTATTATTAAAGAAATATATTTAATAGAAAATGCTCTCGAGATAAAAATGCTTAATACATATCTAAATAAATATTATGGTGGAAAAGCTTTAGAAGAATTACAGCCATTTCAACAAAATAAAATTTTAAGTTGGATGCAATCTTGCGCGGAACGCGAAGAAATGGCATTAGATAATATTAATACATGGGCTTTGCAAAATGGATACTTTTGATAAGAATAAAAAGCTATTAGCAACTATATTAAATAAAGTATTTTGTATATATAACCAAAAGAAATATCGTAAGTATTTTATCGAATCCAACTTCGACGTCAAAGATGTAACTAGGCAATTTATAGTATTTTCTGACACAGGAAATAAATATAGTAGTAATATGTATTATCATTATTATATATATTTAACTATAGTACCAGATTTATTGAAAGAAGAAATACCTGATTTATTAGGAGAATAATATGGTAACTAATAAATTATTAGATAAAGTATTTCTCCCGCTACAAATGAGGATTAGCATCGATATATTTAATGAAGATCTTGAGCGTCTTTTAATGGAAGAAAATGTTAAAAAATTATTTCGTGTATATACTTTAACTAATAAAAATCAAAAGTATAATGATTACTATGGATTTTATCTATATCTAATATTATGTTCTGAAATAGAAAGAATATATTAATGAATAGTAAATATTTAGACAAACTTATCGAATATATGACAATTCAAGCTCAAAGACGTTTTAATGTTAAAAATGTTAACTATGGATCATTATATAATTTAACGAATCCAAAAGTTGTGTTTACATATAAAGTCTATAAAAATAAAGAAGGAGTGCCATATAGTGCCAACATATATTATTGGTATTATTTATGTTTAACAGTATTATGAGTAATAGTTTATTACAATATAAACTTATAGGATTTAATAGAGCTAAAATGAGAGGTAATTCTACATATATATATTTAGATCCTACTATTAATATTCCAAGAATATATAATTTCTATATGAAAAATAGCGAATATTATAAGTTACATTATATATATTTGTATTGGATTAATTTAAATTTGGTTGACAAATATGACTGATAAAATGACAAAAGAATTAAATAAATTTGTTGATTTCGTATGTCAGAATAGACATAAAATTGAATATTTTAGTTTATATTTTGAATTATCATCTATTCCATCGTTTATGTTACATAGCCGAGGCAAGTATAAATATATATACTGGTATTACGTATACAAGTTAATGTTAATAACTAAGATATAATTATGATAAATAAAAAAGTAGAAAAAATTTTACATATTTTTACAGAAGATATGTGCTATCATGACGAAATAGAACCACGCAGCGAATCATATTTAATGTTATACAATACAGACGTTATATTTGATTCACCTGATTGTCCACATTCACATTATTATTATTATAGTTATTATATTTATCTTTTGATGGTTAAAGAAGAAGTACTATATGAAATATAAAATACTGTCATTAAAAATTTATGGAAAAATAAAATGATTAGTAAACAAAAAAGAGCCGTGTCAATAACAGATCGAGGATCTCGCATATATGATCGCTTTGCAAAATACGATATTATATATAATCTTAAAATAATTACTAGATTATCAGCAAAGTGTGTATATAAAGATGAATATTATAAATTTAGTGCTTGTATATATTATAGTTATTATGTAATTTTGCACTTGCTCGATGAAAAAACTAAAAGGAGAGGATAATGGCTTTTAATATTATTAAATATAATAAAGTCAGAGATGACGTATATGTATATATACAAAAAATGCCTGGCATCTATAATAAAAAATTAAGTTTGTATTTCGCATATATGTACAGTATCTTTGACTTCAGATTCCGATATAGTATTTTTAGAAATATCGATGTTCAGGATTATACTAATTTTAGAGCATTAGAAGAAGATGCTAATCCTAAAAATACTGATATATTAAATATACTAAAGAGCAGAAATTATGAAATATAAAATACTATTAAGAAATACGCCAGTCGATGAATATGCTCACGAATTATTTTACGATGCCTTTAATAGTAATTTTAATAGCTCTTTATATATGACATATTGGCTATTTATTTTATATCCAAAAAGTAGCGTATACTTAATTAATAATCTTAAATTAGAAGCGTTAGTATCGATACCTACCCCTCATTATATAGTTATGGAAGAAATCGAAAAACATAATTTGTTAAGTATTATAGAAAGGAATAAAGATGAATCTGTTAAGTGAAACAGAAGACAAACTTAAAGAACTCGATCTTACGTTAGATGATATTTTATTTGTTGCGTGTACTGAATCTGAATACGGTAGCGATTATGTATTTATGAACAAAGATACGTTTATTAAAAACGCTGCATCTGTTAACTACGATAATGGATACGGCAGTCAAGAAATTAAAAACAATCTTACGATTTATACAAGGGATTATATCATTTATCGATTTGAATACGACGGCGCTGAATGTTGGAAATATGTTCCGACAATTACTGGTTTAGACCAATTTTTACAAGACGAAAAGAACTGGAAAGAATTTAAATTCGAATCGAAGGATTATTATAATAATGAAGAACAAATTCCGTTTTAAAATTAATAAATGGGTCAAACTTTCAATCCCGCCAGCATTAATTCCATATTATAAGTGGACAGTATTTGAAAAGCAGAATAAAATTGGTAAAAAGAATTTTAGATTATACCACATTTATTTCTTTTTCTTAGAAAAATATCTATAATAATAACTAAGAGGAGAAATAATTGTGGATTTTTTTGTAGGAAAAATATGAGTGGTACGTATTTTATTACATCGTATGTAGTAAATAATCGAGGTAAGCTATCTCAATTTAAGACATATGAAATAAACAAAGTATTTTCTCGTGCATTTTATTTAGCCTATTATGGTTATATTAATTGCATTTGTAAAAGATATAATATTTGTATATATCCAGATAATGTAATAGGTCAACATTATGATCTAACATTCGAACAGATAGCTTCGATGTATGATATTGTTCATTGTATTAAAAATAAAGAATATAGCAAAAAAATGAATTCTAAAAAACATAAGTGGTTACAAATATTCTAGGAGATATATTATGGGGCATATATTAAAACACAACATCGAAGAAACTGGTCGCATTATTAATAGTATCATGACGATATTGTCTAAGAATTTTTAGGAAAAGCAGGAATTATTATATGAAGTATAGCGATTATTATGATATTTGTAATTTTGCTCAAAAATTTTATGAAGATTATCCAATATTGTTGCCGACAAATAATATTGCTAATATGTGGCGAGCTCAAATAAAAAGGCATAATATTATTAGCGATGAGTTTAATGCTTTATTCTATTATGAATATATAATGTATTTAATTGGGATTCGTTCAAAATGTTTCAAACACAAAAAGAATTAATTAATAATTTATACTATAAAGGTTACAATCCGAATGTAATACTTTGCAATTTAAAACAAGATCGTATTATCCGATTTTGTTTTCGAAACGATCAAATTGCAAGTCCTAAAAATGGTATATACGTAATTAATTTTACATTAGAAGATCGTCGTATACTTACCAAAAGAAAATATAGCATATTTAATTCTAAACAAATGATTGTCAAATTCATTATTGATTGTAAAAATAAGAAAATTAATGAAATAGAATTCCGATATCGAACAGTAAATAATTCTGGTTATATGAAGAATTTTTCAAGTATCGATAATATAAATTATTTATTAGATCAAAATATATTAGTATATCGTAACTATATTATCGGTTTTTTGTTTACTAACTATGTTAAACAGTCAATTGAAGAGTTTAGTAAAAGATTTGAGGTGTAATTATGTTTAAAAAATTTGTCGATGAATTGCGTTGGTATATCGAAACATTACTAAAGGAAATTTAATATGAACTACAAGTTAATATTTAATAAATTAAAAATCGAATATATATGTAATTGTAATGATTTAACTAAAACGATCGATACTATTATTATGAATCATAATACATATATCAAAAACAATCACGACTTAAATTATCAAATATATGGTAATGGTCGTGGTAGTAATATCGAAGTATATTTTAATGGGACGTTACTCGAAATTATCGAGGTATCGAAAGTATGATCAATTGGTTTAATTGGTTGTATTCAATTCAACATTATAGTCCGATGGTTCGTCAAAAATCAGTCGTTAAAGATTATTCGGCAATCTATTCTCTATTAAAAATAGAAGATACACCATTATTGATTACATTCTTTAGAGACTCTAATAGCGTTGATTTACAAATTATGTTTTTTACATATGATCTTAATAGAAAAATTCGTGATTATTCTATTACATTATCAGCTTTTCCAAAAAGCGATAAATTATATTTAGTATATGCTATCGATAATCATTTATTGCATAATATATTTAATAAAGTTATGTGTAAATATTTAATCTATTATATGTTTTTAGAAACTGATAAGGCTCGTCAATTAATAGATCAAGTATTAGAGGACTATAAAAATGAGTAGCTATTATAAAATACCTAAAGAATATTATATATATGATAAAGCTAGTGATTTTGGTAAAGTAATATCGACATATTTTCTATATGAAAATGATATCGAAAATAAAAATCCGGTTGATTTTGCTACAGATTTATATAATATAAAACAAGAATTAGAAGCTTTAGATGATGAACGTACGATTCGCGAATATTTAAAATTAGCAAAGCTATTAAGGGAACTAGGACAATTATGAATTGGAGTACATTTGTCGAAGATTATAATGAATTAACTGCTTTGTCGTTCGATTATTTATATCATTTTGGTAAAGAAGATGAAGATTTAGAAATATTTTTATTTCAGCATCCATATAGAATAAATTGGATTAAATATTATTATACATACGATATAGATTATAATTACATTAATTTTCAGATCGATATAAAAACATCTGGGAAATATATTCGTTCTATTAATGTATATTTGTCAGAAGATAATAAATTAGAGTATCTATTAAGAGAAGATGATTTTTTTAATCGTAAAACATTATCTAATATAAATATTCATAAGACTATATTTTTATGGGTATATTTTTTAATGCTTATAAATGGTTTTAATCATAAATTTGTGAGGTTATAATGAGTTTATTCGATACATCAAATAGTATTGCTTCTATTTTAGAGCGTCATAAAGCTATTAATATCTTAGATGATATTACTGATATGGAAGTATATAACCAAGATTTTAAAATTTATTTTTTAGTTGCTAAAACTATGTTATTATTAAATAATACATTACCTGAAGTATTATGTTTTAGTGTTGAAGATGGTGACGATGTTATATATTTCGATCTATTCGTCGAAAAAGATAACGACGAAGATTATGATCCGGTATTTATTACGACTGAAACCGAAGATAATATTATGAATTATAATGATTCTTTAGAAATATTGTTCCCAGTTTTAATAGAATTAGCTTATTATAAACTAAAGGAACGAATGTTTAATTAATAAGTTAAGTTAGGGCTGTTAATAATTTACCGCCATTTACTTCACGGTTGGGCTCCGCCCCGAAATCTCTTCACACGTTTTCTAATGTGGTTTAGTCAAACGAAAGGAATAATATTATGCAACAAGTAACATTTGAATCTAAAGAACAAGCTAAAGAATTTTTTATTACTTTGGGTGAAAATCTTAAAGCTAGCCAAAATAAAATTTTTGAATTTAGCGGTCAACAATGGAATTTTAATAGCACTCCAGAAGTGACACCTAAATTAATTAGCGCTGTATTAGTATCAGAAAATAATGTATTATATGTAACAGCTAATCTAAGTAACGATACAGTATATGCCGATATTGATTTAGAAGATAATATTTCTGGTTTTGGTTATAGCGAATTAGAAAAATCCGTATTATTATCTAATTTAGTATATCGTATATTAGAAGATTATACTAAATTTATGTTCTGTAAAAATGAACGATAAAACTAGTTTTAATTTGCTTAGTGCAATGTTTTTTAATATAAACTTTTTTCGAGCAAATATACCAAAACTATTAATTGGTGGACGATCTTTTGTATTCGATTTTGGTTATGAAGATGGATCAAATCTTATTATTAAAACTTGCGACGATTACATAAATAAACAAGTCATATATTTTAATACTAACGTGATGCGCGTCGATTCGATGATTCAGTATTCAGAAAAAGAATCCGATATATGTCTTTCAAATTTTATGTATCGTACAGTAATTCCAAGAAAAGCCCATTCTGATTTTGATACGTGCAAAATGTTTAATCAATTTAATTTATATGTACATTATATTATGTTTTCATTTAATTACATGTATTGGAGGTGAATGTATGATTAAATTAGGATTCGGATCTGATAAGGAAACGCAAAACGTATATAATAGTTTAAAAAAATTTGCTGAAAAAGATATGTTTTCAGAATATTCTATTACAGACTTTGAAGAGAATAAGGCTCGTAATTCTTTTAGATTTACGATTTCGTATGATGAAGACTATGTATATTCATATATGGTTTGGTACGAAGCCGGTATTTTAAATATCGAGCCAGAAAAAGAAGATTACGTAGCAGAAGATATAGTATTTATTCTATATCCGATTGCTGAAATATTGTTATAGAAAGGATAGTACATATGTTAGCTATATTATTTGTAATTTTCATGATGATTTGTTTAGCATTAGCCATTGGCGGCACATTAGCCGGCTGGGACAAAAAGGACGAATAACATGGATCAGTTCTTTTTAGACAGTGTGGCATTGATCGGATTTATGCTTATATGGTTTATATTTGCAATAATTGTATATCTTTTACATACTGTATATAGAATATATAAAACAAAAAAAATATCAGATTCATTTGGCTATGTATCTAAAATGCACGCAAGAATGTTTTGTAAATTCCATATAACGACTATGTTATTTTTTGTATTTTGTGCTGTTCTTAAAAGTATAGTCGAATAATATGACGTTACAAGATTTAATAAAAAATGTAAAAAATTATACGCCATTAAATAAAAATGATATCGATCTTTTTAAAAATAATTATTTTACAATTTGTATGTACACACAAACAAATGGTGAAAAATTAAATTTTTATATATCGAATCAGCATGAATTAGAACTATGTTCATTCGTTATAGAAGTAGAAAATAATAATGATATATTTAAATGGATCGATGAAAATAATTGGTTAAAATCATATGTAAATAAAATGCCTAACATGTGTACATATTTAGTATATTCATATATATTTAGTTGTATGATAAAAAATAAATGAAAGTAAAAATAGAAGATAAAACATTCATAAAACGATTCGAAGTTTTTCGAGAAGCTAATAATAATCGATTTACTATGAAGCGAAAAAAATATCGAATCCATCAATATTACACTGACGAAGGATCTAGATACGAAGTATTTAGTCGAGGTAAACAGTATTTTGGATCTTTTAGAATTACTGAAAGTAGTCAGTATATGCATTCTAACGATATTAGCGAAGAAAATATGCTACTAATTATTAAAGGAATAAGCGATACAATACGCTCGTATCGTGTTCCTTTAAAATACGATGGTTATTCTTGTGCATCGTATGTCGAAGAAGCGATGGATCGATTACGTTTTGGCGATACCAATATTCATATTGGATATCATGATGTACAATTTGAAGTTACTAGACTTAATAATCCTGTCGGATATATTAAAACTGAAGCGCGAACAAATGCTATCGATGTATATAATATGCAGATGAAATTACAGTATCAGTATTATGACGATGGCATGTATATTTTTTATCACAAGATATTAGAAAAAGGTAAGGAACATGCTTTAAAAATATATTATAAATTTTTAATAGCTATGTGTAGTTTAATTGAATATCAATATATTATTTGTTTAACAAGTATAGAAAAAATACCGTTTTAAGAGGTGACCATGGAAACATATATTAGAATTACTGACTGGATACTATGTCAACATTTTGAAATGCTAATTAATACACATCGAATAACTGGTAAATTTAATATTTTAGACTTAGATAATGTAACGTGTGAAATCACATACGATAATGCATATCACAGATTAAACCTATTAATTGATGAAGATAATTATTTTATTAGTGCAATATACGATGCTAATGTAAAAACATTATATTGGAATATCGAAAACAATATTTCGTTTGACGACTTTGAAAAAGTATTACAAGAGGCTAAATATGTTCAACCTGTCGTTTGAAACTCTTGAGTTTTTAAAAATCATTCTAGATATTATTCTAGGATGCTTATTAGGATTTTTAATACATGCTGCATTAACTAAATTTGTCGATAAAGTATTTGATGTATATAATAAAGACGGCGAAATTCATTTATTATTTATGATATTGCCGTCTTGTTTTATTGTATTATTACTGTGGGGTATCGTTACATGGATGAGATGAGACTTCAATTAGAAGTACTATATAAAATCTTAATGCTAGATTTTCATAAATTCTATCGTCGCGAAAAAGGATCATATAGCATGACTATTAAAAGAGTAGGCGACGCCGTAATGATTACAGTCGACTGGAACGAAAATAAAGGCTTTGTTAAATTCCAAATTTATTGGAATTCAGAAGAAAAGCATACGAGCTTCAGCTTTAATTTCGATACCGATAAAATCGACGCATTATATATCGTAAAAGATTTATTACAAAAGGAGGAAAATTAATATGGGAATGGTAAATGAAATCACAAATAAGTTAATTGGTATTAAAGGTCGTATGGCGTTCGAACATAAAGACTATATTATTTATATCGATAATTCTAGAAAAAAAGAAGTCGATAGTGGCGATATTCAAATCTTTAAAGATCGTCAACAGATATACGACTTTTCTATTGCATATCCTTCTAAGGAATGTAAATCTAAAGGTATTTACAATAATACAAAAGATAAATTTATCAACAATATTGATCTTGAAAAATTACATGAGATTATTATGACGACAGACCTATGATTTTCTTAAAAGATAAATATCGAATTGTCTTAGATAAAAGAAACGTTACGACAATTCTTATTACAATATTAACAATAGCATTCTTTTTATTTTGTGATATGAATTATGCTACTGATAATGGAAAACTGGCTTTGTATCAAACGCCAATATTAATTATCGTCGTAAGTATAATTACGATCGACATGTTACCTAATAAGGTGAATCCGTTTCATATCGATTGTCTAATGACAGCTAAAGTTGACGAAAAACAAACTGAAGCAGTATTTAATATCTTTAAAAATATAATAAATCTTGTTCTTTGTGAAATTTTATACTATCCTAATATTCTTGAATTACGAATTAAAGATATTAATATCGGTCAATTAAAAAACGTGACGTTAATGATCAGAGCTATTGGTTCTTTTGAATTCGATAAAAGATCTGTCGACTTATTAATTTCAGTATATAATAACGATGTGGTTATTCCGTTAGTATCGATTTCAATGATAATAACATCTAATATACAAGACATATTAGATAGTATAACAGTAACGAAAAATTTAAATCAATGGAAAGATCTTATCGTATTAGCTAAGACAGTAGAATATTATTTGATAAATCATCAATACAAAGGAGCTATTAAAAATGAAGAAAGAGGATTTTAAACAGCTATGCTGGTTATTTCGATTATTTTTAATAGCTATTAATACTGAGCGCTATCAGTCAAATGATTTTAAAATTGGCGAATCTAAATATGCTGTTAGATTAACAGCTGTCGAACATATCCTTCATATCGAATTGTTAAAGAAAAATAATCCGGTCGTTGCTTCGATATCTGGTGTCGAATATTTACCACAGGAATCATTAAGTTATAACTTTAGAACGAACGATATATTAAACGATTATTTTGAATTATTCTTTAATGGCAGTAAGATTATTGAAGAAAATCTTAATATACTGTATAATATATCTTATAATATATGTAATCCTGTAGAAATCATGAAAGGACTAGTTAATAACAATGGTCGGAAGAATAAAATTTACTGGTAAGCTAAGTGCTATTAATAGAATTAATAATGAATTATTGTATACCGATATGTTCGCAGGCAATTGTATCGTTAAAGAAAAAATTCGTTGCGATAATATTTTAATGTTAACAATCGAAACTGATTATGATATTAATTCTGCATATTTAGTTTCGTTAAGCGACAAATATCATGTTAATATCGAATATAGTATTAGCGATCATAGAAATCATATTAAACATAATGGTATTGTCGTATTTGAAAATAATAAAGCCGAAATAATCGAAGAGAAAAAATTTAACTATGATGAATCAAAAGCTTAGTCGACGTGTCTTTGCAGCAGTAAAAAATAGTGTATTAATAACGTCAAAATGCCGATATTATGAATTTAACAATCTTAATATTTCGGCAGCTAAAACAAATGTTAGGCTTACGTCTAAAGATACCAAAGAATCTAAAATGTTTAATAGTATAAAAACGTTAATAGCACTTGTTAATAAATATGACGAATTTAAACAAGCGGGTATGATTATATGGTTATTAGGATATTATAGTTTTATCTTAGATACAAATTTAGACGTAAAAAAACATTTTAAATTATTTAAAGAAGTTCAGATTATATATGCTCAACAACTTAATTTTGGTCCTAATGAAATTCAGACTCAACGACTTAGAGAATCGATGGAACAAATAGCCCATAGACTTAACGAACAGGTTAGCTTTTGGACTGATGTGTATCGAAACTTAAACGAAAGGAATGGTGGTTGATATGAATATTGAAGATTATAAAGAAAAATTTTTAAAAAGACTGAATAAAATGTCAGCAGAAGAATTAACTGCTATTTTTAAAGAAGTATTTGATCTAGAAGAAGAATATCCGTATAAAAATATCGACAAAAGGAATGGTGATCAATGAGCGCGAGTTTGCGTAATTTATTTAAACGCCATCGTCATAACTTTAATCCAGAAAGTTTATTACGTGACTTAAAAAATAATAAAGATAAAAAAAATTTATTCGATAAAATTAAAGAGATGGAGGAGGTCAGAAAAACAGAAGTATTGGAGCCAGAACGTAACAACTATCCACAATGTAAAGTTGATTTAGTAGCACAAGTACAGCAAGAAATCGAAGAAGAAAATACTCCGAATGAACCGGCGGACGATATTCACGTACATGCTGATTGTCCTACTATCGAAATCGATGAGTGGACAACAGAAGATCTAGTACGCACTATTCAAAAAAGTAAAGAAGCTATTAAGCATATATTACAAAATTATGAATTCTGGAATAATATGGTTAAAGAATGCGATCAAGCGCTAGGTGATCTACGGCACTTTGCTGAATTTTACGACGATGCTACGCAAGAAGAAATTAATAAAGTTTACGAATTAATGACTGAATATAGTCGTAAGCGTCGTGTGTATAAAGACCGTGTCGAGATCTTTAAAGATATTTTCGCTAGTAAAGCACGTATGGAAAATATTTATGCGCCGATTAATCAAATGTCGAATAAGTTCAACAAGATGAATATCGAGCGTCAATATTCTCCACGCGTTCTTAAGGACTTGTTTGAGCGTTAGTCACGTTCTACATTATCCTTCGGGGACTTCGTCCCCGTTTTCATTCGGGCTCCGCCCCGAAATCACTTCTGTGTCTTTTATAAGAAGCTATTATTAGATAGCTTCTTTTTTTATTATGAAAAAAAATTATACAAATATTATAAGAAGAATCTGTAAAGACGGCTTGCCTGAAAATTTTTATCATAGTACTTGTAATAATACTAGAATAAGATTGTTTATGCGTGAATGGAAAATACATAAAATATTTGCAAATACATTTGTAATATCTAATTTTAACATATATAACAATATGAATGATTATATTGATTTTGATTATAAAAAATTTCAAATTTATAGACATTCAAATCTTTTTGATACGAGAAAAAATATTACTGATGATAATTCTTATCAGGCAGAATTATTACTTTTATGGTTAGTATATTTTTATTACGCGAGGTATTAAAAATGAAGTATTATCTCGAAGTTGAGAGTGATGTACATCACCCGACAGCAAAAGAAATTGCCGAAATTATCGGTATTTATAATATGAGTGATCAACCTCATGCTATGTTCATACGTGCATACTTAGGACGCAGTCCATTACAGTATTTAGGTCGTAACGGTATGGTCCAAGTATTTAATAATTATCAGGCTATATTAGCCTTAGCTAAGGATATGTACGAATATACTAAACATGAAGGTGTAACTGAAGTATATTATAGTTTAGATGATGGACGCGGATATAATTTAAAATTATTTAGAGGCCGTATTCGTATAGCTATTAACAGATTAGAAGAGATGTGTAAAGGAGTAATTAAAGATGGAACAAAATAATCAAGCACAAATTTGCAGAAAGATTGGAATTATTATTGGCAGTTTGTTAAATATTTGTGTAACGTTAGTATTAGCATTAGTTAAAGCTGTATCTTCTGAAGCTAAAAACGTATCAAAAGGCTTTGACGAAGCAGAAGATGTTAAATCTGTCGAAGAAACTAAGCCTGTCGAAGAAGTTAAAGATGACGAAGTCGATATCGATGCTGAAATTGAACGTCTTATGGCTTTAAAACAAGCCAAAGAAATTAATAAAGAAGATTAATTATGAACTATAAATATAAAGGTTTATCAAATAGCAATAAAATTATTGTCGGACAATTATTTATCGATGACAAAAATAATTATCTTATTAATAGTATTTCAGTCGATCAAAAAACTATAGGTCAATCAACTGGACTTAGGGATAAACATGGTCATGAAATATTTATTAATGACATTATTCATTTTAAAGCAAATTATGGCGATTTTACATTAGAATTAGCTACGGCTACAGTCGGATTCGATGAATTAAATGGACGTCTTGCTGTTAAGATGAATGATAATATATTAGCATTGTGCGATATGAATTATAGCGATGTCGAGTACGAAGTACTTGGAAACATCTGGGAAGGAAAAATTAATGAACAGAAACTTTAAAGCTCGTTGCTTGAAAGATAGATCTTGGAAAATTGGTTTTTATTTGATTAAAAAGAAAGAACCATGTATTAAAGATATTAAAAACGTATGGCCAGTACACGAGCAAACAATTTGTCAAAGTACTGGTTATTTAGATTGTAATAAGAAAGAAATCTTTTTAGACGATTTAGTTAACTTTAGTGCTACTATTAATGGCAGCGAAATTAAGTTAGATAATGCTCAGGTTGTATTCGGTATCCCAGTTGGTAAATTAGTATTAGTCGAAGGTAATGAAGTAATCGATTTTATTAGCGATAGATACGAAAATCCTCATTACGAAGTTGTCGGAAATATTTGGGATGAAATTGCGTTACCAAAGAAGAAGTAATATAATAGGTATATAAGCTTATATTTTTTTAATAAGAAGGTATACCATGAATTATCACAAACTTTTAGAAGACTGTGACTTTATTAAGGTTAAACAAACAGTCGAAATCCGTCCTCATGACGGAAACAAAGGCTTTTTCGAATATGTAAACCATATTTTTAAAAGTGTAAATAACGGTCATCGTTATGGCCCTGCAGTTAAAACTAATATCTTAACTATGTATAATCGTGGCAACTATATTGCTTGCGAAATGGGTGATCAACGTATCGACATCCGTCGAGATAAGATCGTTATTTATGTACCAGGTTTAAAAGCTAGTAATGAAGAAACATATCGTCAATATGCTATTAATAATATTGGCGTATTGAACTATATTTACAATTGTAAAAAATACTAGCTTTTAAATAAATTAATCCTAACAGAGATGTTAGGCCTACACGATAGGATACAATTGGTATAAGCTTTAACTGTGTAGGAAAACTTGTAGCGAAATGTTGCAAGATATTTAAGAGCAATCATCAGTAGCTAAGATGGTTGCTCTTTTTTTATTTTGATGAAAGGAAATTCCATGCGTAACAAAATTATAGTATTTACATTTTTACAATTACTAGCTTTATTTACAATTTCACATGCTTGCGCATGGGATAATCCTAATAAACTAGAAGTAAATACTGAAGTATATGCATTAAAAACTGCTATGATTAGTGCATATATGAATGGTTTTAATGATGGTAAAAATAATTTACCTAAAGATGAAGACTATATTAATGGTGAATATAAAGACTTTTTAAACTTCTATGATGAAGGTTATTATAAAGGCCGTGTATTTGAATATCAACATAGATAATTATGACTAATACTATTAAATGGTTAATGATTATTAGCCAAGCTGTTACTAATTTAATATTTGGATTTACGACGCCAGTCGTTCATGTTTATTTTATGAGTTTAGTCGGCCCGAATATATATAGCTTAGCTAATTTTATCGAGGCAGGATTGGCTGCCGTCGTAAATAGCTTATTAAGCAATCAAAGATATCGTCATTATTTCAAACAATTTGCTTTATATTTTTTAGCTTTAGACAGTATACTATATATAGTTATAATATTCTTAGGTATCGAATATGTTAATATCCGATTCATTGGCTTAGCTATTATTAATAGTTTATTAAATAATATTTGGTTTATTATGCTAAGTGATGTTTTGAATAAAAATATTTCTGGCGATGAATTAACCGATTTTAAAGTACTTCAACGAAGCTGGATGCTTTGGGGTAGTTTAATAGGATCTGGAATCGGTGTTTGGATTAATAATTCTATATCGATAGAATTTGCTTTGGTTTTACAAGCTTTATCGACAGTGTTAATTGCTATTTGTGACGGCTATTCGTTTAAAAAGTTAGAAAGGTCGGCTGATAAATGAGACTATTAATTTTAATTGTTTGCTTTATTTCGTTATTTAGTATATGCGAAGCACGAAGTATTACTAGCTATAATTGTACATATGAAGAACAACAAGAAGCATTAGCCGAATATCATAGTTTTGTAAGTGGTTTTGATGACGGTTTATATAATTATACGACTATTTATTATTCTGACGAAAATTATAAAATGGGTTATCGCTTAGGAAGCGCTCATCGGAGGTGATATTATGAGTTATGAAACATTAGTAACGATCGGCGTAATTTCTTTAGGATTTTTAGGAACGATTTGTTTCGTCGTATATCAAGTATTTGAAACACGACGTATGCGTATTCAATATGAAGGTGGATATACAGAGGCTGAAATTAAAGAAATTTTACATGCCGAAATTGATCCGTTGTTAGAAACTGCTAATAAGAAAGGTTCTAAATGAAATATTGTATCGAAGACGATTATAACGATTTATTAAATTTATTATTTCAAATGCAAAAACAACAAGCTTTTGGTACAGTATATGTTTTAGTTGTTAATGAATTACATATTATCGATACTGAATTAATTGCTTGTAATAATAATATTCAGGTTAAATTTAAGGTATCTGAAGAACCGAAAAAGAAAGCTGAAAAATTCAAAGAATATCAATGTTTTTTGTTTAAATCAGATTTTGATGAAGGTGTATTTAAAATCTTTGTTGAAGATAAACTTAATACAAGTGTCGAATTAGAAATTATCGAATTGCTAACAGAAAAATTATATAGTTATAATACGATTAGAGATATGAAAGGAAATTAACATGGAAGTTAAACTTAACGATAACTTTAAATGGTTTTTAGAAAGTTTATTAAACGAAGGTTTCGATCAATTCTTTATTGATGATATGTATGGTGCTGTATTTACTAAAAATGGTAAAGTTAGACCTATTGATTGTGCTAATTTTATTACGAGCAACTTATATAGTGCTTGCCCTGATTTAGTAGAAAATACTGAATACAACATTAAAGATCTTATTGAAGGAAAACTTACTGATAATAATTTTAAATTTGGTGATAAGATTATCGTTACCATTAATAATACTGAATTAGACGGTGTATTTATTAGAAAAGAAGATCATTGTAGCGTCGTAATGATAAAAAATGCGAAATTACCAGTTCGTGTTACCAATAAAATTATTAAAAAAGTTGAATAATTAATTAATAAAGGTGAAAAAATGAAGGAATTTGTTTTAGATAAACTTAAAGAAGCTATCGATCCTAAGGATCCTAAGAAAGCTTTAAAATATTTAGGCGAAACGATTACTCGTGAGCAAATGTATACGTATATCGTTAATAAAATTATTGATCAAAAAGATAACGAATGTATATATATGCCGATGCCAACTATTTATAATTTATTTATGAGCTTTATTCAAGATATGTGTGATGAACCATATAAGTTATTAAGCGATATTATTCAGGAAAAACCAAATCTTGAAATTAAAAAGCTTAAAGAACTTGAAACTAAAGAAGTTGAAACTGTTGGCCCGGTTGCAAAATATTTGCTTAACAAATTTAATCTTGAAGATTATGATGACTTTAGAAAAAAATATATCGATACAGATTTTGAATATCGTTGGTATCCATTGTTCGTAAAATATATTTTAGAAAAGAATAATGGTACAGCTAAAAAGTTCGAATTATTAAGCCCGTTCTACGCTCCTAAAAATAGTACGAGCGATTACGACCTTTTTGCTCCTGAAGATTTCGAAGTTATCGACGATTATCAATTCGCCGACGAAAGGGACAAATAAAATTTATAATGCGTTTAGTTTATAATAATAGAGTCTATCACATGGTCTATCTAACAGATGCCGTATTAAAAGACGGTATTTATGTTAGTGAAGGCTTATGTGAAGATGGTAAATCTTATATCGTTAATTGGGAGGACAAAGATTTTGATATGGAGTATCCTAGTTCAATTTCTTTAGCATAAACTGAGTAATATATAATTGCCAGTACTGTTAAAATATACATAAGTGTGCTGGTTTTTTAGTATAACGAAAGGAAATAGCATGAGTGCATCCTTTGTAGTATCGATTATCCAGCTACTCATGCTAATGGGTACTTTCATACTTTGTATAGCCTCTATTTTGATAGTGGCTGGAATATTCGATCTTCTTTGTTCTAAAGAAGAAATACGTAAAAAAGAAATTGGGACACAGTTAACATGGAGTATTGTCGCATTTATTGCAACATTATTTTTCATCTACATATTATTCGATACACAAAATTTAATCGAAATTAATATGGTGCCTCAACCTCCATATGGATCGTATCGGTAAAACTATCGATTGTATTTTTGAATTAGTGTTTTTTAGCCTTGGAGATGGTTGAAATCGCTGATTTTCAAGTCGCCCTACGATTTACTATTAATTTTAATAGTAATAGGAAGACGAGTAGAAAGTTAGGAGATCAAACCTATGAAAATTTTAAAAACTGTATTTTTTGCTTTTACGTTAATGCTAGGTATGCTTTGCATGCCTAACGCTAATGCTACTGAATTAACTGCGTATACGCATACAGGTAGCGTTATGGCTAACGGTGAATGGCCATATGAGGGCGCAGTTGCTAGTAACGATTATGCTCTCGGTACAATTTTAAATATTAATGGCTACAATTACGTAGTTGCTGACCGAATGGCACCTGGTATCCATGGAGTTATAGATATCTTTATGAATGACTATGATCGTGCAATTCAATTCGGTCGTCAATACGGCGAAGTATACGTCGTAAGTTAATATAATCGATCCATTTTACGTATTATTACTCTCCCGTTAGTACTGGATACTAATCCAGCACATGTATATTTTTTAATTTTAAATATTTTTAATTGCTGGTTCTCGTCACAGCAAATGTCAATAAATAAGGATAGGTGTATTTCTTATGAATAATTTACTAAAAGATTTGTCAGCATTTGGATATGCCAAAGCTCTCGNCTGTTAATAAATAAGGATAGGCGCCTTTATGAATAATTTACTAAAAGATTTGTCGGCATTTGGATATGCCAAAGCTCTCGGCCTTCGGACGAGATTTTTAAGTCGTGAATTTTGGACATCGTTTGCATTTACTGTTATTTTTTTAGCTAGTATGATTGCTTTTGATCAATGCAACAATATGATAATGTTTCACTTAACAGTATTATCTTTACCATATTTAATTGTATTATTTGTATTAAATGCAATCTATCATAATACAGTTATGTATTTACTAAGTAAAGTAAAACGTGTCGATGAAGAAAACGAATTGTATTTAGCTAGTATTGCTGGCTATGCAATTTTAAATAATATTATGAATGCCGTCGGTATTCTATTTAGTATGACCGGATTATTTTATTATTCTGGCTTCGACCAAGGGATTTTAATGAATCCTATTCTATTCGTGTTCATTGTATTCCTTGTGATTTTTAACACATACATCTGTTTAGCAAATATGGTGAACGGATTCAAAGTATATTTAATTACACGTAATCAAGAGGAATAAATAATGGCTATTTTATGGAAAACTACAAAATCTAATAAGACAGCATCGTATAAAGGATATGTGCCGATGCCATCAACAATCGATGAACCGTCATTTGCTGAAAAATGGAAACGATGGCGTACTGGAGATCCTGCTAAGTTTTTAACATATAAAGATTTACAGGAATTAGTATTATATTGTTACAACAAAAATCTTAGTGTAACGACGACAGAATTAGAATTAGTTTTCCATGATAAGCATATTTACGACAAAGAAACGGCAATTAAATATATTAATGAACATATGAATGAATTTGGCTATATCGATGAATATAGCGGACGAGTTATCAATCCTAGTCAAGGAGGTAGCAATACAGGAACTAATAATAGTAACGGCAACGGTAGTTGCAGTTGCTGTTGTTGCTGTAAAAAACCATAATGGACATACATAAAATATATACCGATATTTTAACTAGTTATAATATTTTGACTGTATTTAAAGGCGATGTTAATAAAGAAGACTTAAAAATCATTATTAGTTTATTTTTATTAAGCTATACAAATTTAAGTATTATTAATCGAGATCGCAGTCTTAAAAAAGACGAAAAAGTTGAGAATTTCTTTAACGCTATCGATAAGATTATCGATAAACGATTTGTTAAAGATATTCTTGATCAAGAGATATTAGAATCTATCGTATTAGATTTTAATAAACGTATTAAATATATGAAAGAACATGGACTCGATATCGAAGTCTATGAAGAAATGAAGACGCCTGGCGTCGATTCGATTAAATATATTATCGAATAATTTAAGCTCCCCACGATAAATTTATCGTAGCGGGAGCTTTTTTAATTGGAGGTATAATGCGAAATATAGATTTAATTCGTAACTATAACAAAATCCAAGATATTGTCGCTATTTTTAATAGTATTAAAGTAAGTCGTCGAGCTGTATTCGGCGAAGAAATTATGAAGAAACAAACTATTAATGTGGAATTGGGCAAATTGTTTGTTAAACATAAAATACTTGACGATTATCCAGTCTTTAAAATTCTTGTGAAACTACTTGTTGCATGCTATAATAATCCTGAAGAAACTAATATTTCTGAGCTTAAAATCACAAATGATCTTACAGACGATGAAATTAAAGATATTTACGATGAATTAGATAAACAAATTAAAGATAATCCGGGTATCTTCGCATGAATTTGACAGTTAATCAAATCATGAGCTTAGAAGATCCAGAAGAATATATTCGCGGATTATTCGTAAGACTTTGCATTATCAATTATCGTATTAAACAAAAAGGATTAACTAAAGAAGATCAGTATGAAGTCATGCAATTAATCGAAAGTAT